TATTTTTATTATTTTTATTATTTTTATTATTTTTATTATTTTTATTATTTTTATTATTTTTATTATTTTTATTATTTTTATTATTTTTATTATTTTTATTATTATTTACATTATATTAATAGTTTAGTTTATTCATTTTTAAAAATAGTTTGACATTTGCGTAAAAACCAAACAATACTATTAGCAAGTTCTGCTTTTGGATCGCACGCATTACAAATTGTAGTAATTTCATCTGCTTCAGTAAACATAAAGCCATTTGGTTCATCAAAATTTTTAACCCATTGTTTTAAATCATTATTTTTATTTTTATTGAAAAAATTAAGAAAATTATCTAATATATATTGTTGTTGTTCATTATTATTATCAATATCATTATTAAATACAGAAACCATTTTTATAGTTTATAGTTTATAATTTATAGATATACTATTGTCTTATTAATGATATATATATATAATTTAAAAAATCAATTTTTTTATTAATTATTTTATTATAATGGTATTAATAAATTAGAATTAGTTTTCTTAATTTTTTCTTTATTATCTATTTGTTCTATTTTTTCTAATTGTTCTAATTCCTCTAATAATTTTAATTCTTCACTATTTTCTATTTTTGTAAATTGTTCTATTTTTGTAAATTGTTCTATTTGTTCTACTTCTTCTAATTCTTCTAATTCTTTATTTAATTCATTGTCATCATAAATTTGTTGTAATGGTTGTTCCATAATAGATTGTATTGTATTATAATTATCTTGTTCTTCTTGTATATCATCCATTAATTCTTCAATTTTATCAATATTTAAATCTTTATTTAACGTATGTATTGCTTTATTACTTTTTGTCAATGAATTTATTATATGTTTATTAAGATTTGCTGATTCTAAATTAGATAATTGATTTTCAAGAAGTAATTGAGAACCTTGATTTTTATTTATTTCTTCTTCAATTTTCTTTTTTTTATTTAAAATTAATAAAGCACCTTTTTTATCATTATTATTTAATTTTGCTTTTGCTTCTATTATCAATTGAGTTTTTTGTTTTTCAATAAATAAATTACGTTTTTCAATTAAGTCAATATTTTCTCTTAACTCATTTATAATTTTTAAATTATTTATTTCTTTATCTAACTTTTCAGTTTTTGTTTCTGTTTCTTGTTCTTTTTGTTTTTGTTTTTTATTAAATAAATTTTCAAAAATATTCATTTTTATAATTATTTATAGTTTATTAATTATAATGATTTAGTTTTATAATAATTATAGTGTGATAATTTTATATTAATTATAGTAGTTATTATTTTTATATTTATATTAATTATTTTTTATTTAATATTAAAATTGATTTTTAATTACTATTAAAATTGATTTAAAAAATTAATAACTATAAAATTAAAAATAATATTAGAATTAAGAATAAAATTTAAAAATGTCTGATTTTGAATACGAATACAATAGTGATAATAATAATGATGATTTTGAATATGATAATTATAGTTATGATGATGATGATAATAATGATGATGATGATGAACATAACAATGTAATTATTGATATGGATAGTGATAGTGATGATAATTGTAATAATTCTGAAAATGAAGAAAAAACATCTATTATAAATAATTCTATACCAATCTCAACTACATTTGAATCACTAATTTCAACTAATAATAGTGTAAATAATAGCGATGTTGATAGTTATAGTGATAATGATAATGATAACGATAGTGATATTAATACAAGTAATAAAATTAGTAAAACTAAACCTAAAAAGATACAAGTAAAAACATCTAAAAAAAAAGAAACTATTGTAGAAGAAACTAAAGACACTAAAAAAGGAGAAAAAACAGAAACTAAAAAAGGAGATAAAACAGAAAAAAAAGAGATTAAATTAACAAAAAAAGAGCAAAGTTTTGAATTTAATGAAGAAACAATAGATTTTTATACTAAAGATTTATATTTTAAAAAAATTCTTATTAAAAACTCATCTTTTACAAATGATATAGCAGTTATTTGTTTATTATTAAAACATAAACTTATTACAGAGTATTGTTGTTCTACTAAAAAATGTAAAGTAAAAAACTTATGGATAGATAATCCAATACAACTTATTCTACATCGCAAAAACAATATACAGAATGATTTATCAAGTTTTAATTTAGAATTAATATGTGGTAATTGTTATTTATCTATGTATGGTCTAGATATATTTAAAAAAAAAGAAAAAGAAATTATATTTAAATGTCAAACGTGTGGCTTTCCATTAGTTAAATTTAATAATCCACGTAAGAAAAAGGGTATTTGTTTATCGTGTGAAAAGAAAATGAGTAAAGTTTTTACTGAAAATATAGATGCTAAATTTTATACGAATATACAAGGGTTATATGATAATAATCCATTATTAAGTGAGGCAAATAAAGAGCAAAATTATTATAGGAATAGTGGTAAATATAAACCTACAACAACGTATAAAAAGCCAACTACATATACTCCTTCTACAGCATCTAAAACTGATACTTCTAAAGAAATAATTACATTAAATATGACAACACCAAATTTAGATGATTTAATGAATTAATTATAATTAACTTATTATTATTTAATTAATGAATTAATTATTATTAAATTAATGAATTAATTATTAGTAAATTAATTATAATTTACTTAATTATTTTTTTATATTTTAATTATTTTTACGTTTAATATACTATATAAACAATCTATTAAAATATTAGTATTATATATAATAAAAAATTAATAAAACTAACAAAAATTAATAAAACTAACAAAAATTAATAAAAAATAATTAAAACTAATTAAAACTAATTATATTAAAATAACTATAAAAATGGCAAATTTAAATTTAAAAAAATTTGATATGAGTAAAATTGGAAATGGAAGTATTGTAGTGATGATTGGAAAACGTAATACAGGTAAGAGTTTTTTAGTAAAAGATTTATTATATTATAAACGTGATGTACCAATAGGAACTGTTATATCAGCAACCGAAGGTTCTAATAGGTTTTATGGTGATTTAATGCCTAGTCTTTTTATACACGAAGAATTTAGTCCTGAAATAGTAGCAAATTTAGTAAAGAGACAAAAAATAGTAGTTAGTAAAATGAAACAACAAGAAGGAATGTATGGTAGAAGTAATATTGACCCTTTTGCTTATTTAATTCTAGATGATTTGATGTATGATCCTAGTTGGATTAAAGATACAACTATTAAACAAATATTTATGAATGGTAGGCACTTTAAACTCTTATTTTTAATTACTATGCAGTTCTCGTTAGGTATTCCACCTGCGTTAAGAGGTAATGTAGATTATGTATTTATTCTTCGAGAAAATTATGTTTCTAATCGCAAACGTTTATATGAACATTATGCGGGTATGTTTCCTACCTTTGAAATATTTTGTCAAGTAATGAACCAATGTACTGAAAATTATGAATGTTTAGTCATAGATAATACCTGTAAAAGTAATAAATTAGAAGATATGGTATATTGGTATAAGGCTGATAATCATCAACCTTTTAAAATGGGTGCTCCTGAATTTTGGCAACATCATAGTAATAATTATACAGAACAAAATCAAGATTCAGATGAAGTTGATATTACACAAATAAGAAAAAAAAATTCATTAAATGTAAGTGTTAAAAAAACATATTAAATTAGTATTTAAAATAATTTAAAATAATTTTAGGTAAAAAGTATAAAAATATAAAAAAAATTGTTTTTCTTATTGTAAAATATAAATATTATATTCGTGATTTTTAACATATCAACAAGAATGGCTGATAATACACAAAATATAAATACAGTTTCACCTCCTGTTAATATTAATGAACTTTTACTAACAAAAAATATCATACTAAACCCAACTTCTGATGGTATTAACATTTCTGAAATAGTAATTACACCAGATGGTGATTGTATTAACAAAAGCATCCACGTTATGTTGTTTTTGGAATCAATGAGGCAGACACTGGTATCCCACCAGAAGGAACATTATGTATGTTCTGTAAAACACAGTCAGCAATTCATTCAGTAAAAAAAATAATGTCATCTGACGGTCAATTTGCTGGTTGGCATTATTGTGCTGATTGTAAAACTAGATATTAAATTTATATTTAGTTTTATAGTAAGTATTTTTTTATTAACTAAATCATTTGATTTTCTCAATAATTTTATTTTAAACAATTTTATTTTTATATATTTTTCTTTATAATTATATATATTTATAATATAGTATAAAACAAATAATAAATATAGAATAAAACAAATAATAAATATAGAATAAAACAAATAATAAATGAGTACATTTAAAATACGTCCTGATGGTTTATTTGACCCTGAAGGTAAATATCCAAATCCACTAACAAATCAACCTTATTCTAAAATATATAGTAAATTCGCATTCAATAAGGACCCAAAAGGGTGGACTTTATTTACAGCATATACAGATAGAATAAAAATATTAAAAAAAATACATAATAATAAAATTTTAATTCTTAGTTTACCTACTGGTGTTGGTAAAACAGTTATTATTCCTAAATTATTATTACATTATTTTGGTTATGAAAAAAAAATTATTGTTACAACACCACGTCAAGAAACTACCGCAAGTGCAGGTGTATGGGCTTCAACTTTATTAGATGTACCATTATTTCATTTAGATGATAAAGGTGATACAATAATAGATAAAAAAAATGAAACTAATGAATATGGTGGTAAATTTCCTACAGGTTATAAAATAGTAGGTTATAAACACGGGGATGAAAAAAAATATTTTGATAAAACAACAAAATTATTATTTACAACGGATGGTAGTGTTAAAGGAATGATTACTGGAGCAGACCCCTATTTAGAAGATTATGGTGGTATTATTATTGATGAAGTTCATGAACGTTCTTTAGATATTGATACAGTAATTTCTTTAGTGATGAATATTTTAAAAAAAAGACCAAATTTTAAAATTATATTTATGAGTGCTACAATGGATACTTCTATTTTTGAAGATTATTTTAAAAGAATAGGACACGGTTATGATTATTCAATTTATTCATTACCTGATGCTGGAACAACATATCCTGTAGTTAATAAATTACAAACAAAAAAAGGACCTAGTAATGCATCGGGTTTAAGTAATTTGGCTTATGATAAAGTATTAGAAATTATGAAAACGATTGAAGCTTCTAAAGATGCCGATGATAAAATTGGTAATATTTTAATTTTTTTAGCAAGTGAAAGTGATATTAAAACATTAATTAAAAAAATTAATAATAATATAAATATTTTTCATGCTGATAATAAACCTATGGTTTATAAACTAACGAGTAAAAACACTAAATCAGAAATTGATAATGCTACTGGAGGAACTAAAACTATACCAAAAGGTTATGCTAGAAAAATTATTATTGCTACTCCTATGGCTGAAAGTAGTATTACATTTAAAGGTAAGTTAAAATATATTATTGATTCAGGTATTGCTTATACAAAATCCTTTGATGCTAAACGTTATTGTTTTGTTAATGGTAAGAATTATACTACACGAGCAAATATTGGACAAAGATGTGGTAGAACAGGACGCACGTGTGCGGGTGAATGTATTCAATTATATACAAAAGACCAACTTAATAATTTTAATGAATTTACACAACCTAAAATATTAGAAGAGGATTTTACAAAAAATTTATTAAACTTACTTAAATTGACAGAAAATGAAAATAATATTCAAAAAACATTAAACTTCGTTAAAAATATGATAGAACCTTTTGGACGTTTTAAAGACTATGTTAAAGTAGCATATACTAATCTTAAAGAAATGGATTTTATAGACCCTAATGGTGATTTATCTAGTTTAGGTTTAATATGTAGTGATGGATTTGATAAATTTGATGTTAAAATTGCAAAAATGATTATTTGTGGTCATTTTTTTAATTGTATAGAATATACTATTATTTTAGGAGCAATTTTACATCATGTATCTAATTTAAGTGATATAATTATAGAATTATCAGATGAAGACAAAAAAAATAAATTAAAACTTGAACATTATAATAAAACTATAAATAATTTAATTTATAGTGAAAGCGACCATATTACATTATTAATTATAGTTAATAATTATTTAAATTCTACAGACCCATTTGCTTTTACTAAAAATAATTATTTAAATAATAAACTCCTTCTTGAAATTAAAGAAACTCATATTAAACTAAGAGAATTAATTACAAAACAAGATTCAAAAACTAAAAAATATAAATTAGAAGAATTTTCAAAATTACAACAGTTTAAAAATATAGGTAAATTTACTATGAATGGAGGATTTAAATTAAATAATAAAAACTTATTATATAATAAAAATGAAACTAGAACAAATAATAAAACAACTTTTTACAATAGTAAAACAAAGCACCATTTATTTACTAAAACTAATAACTATGTTGGAGGAGTTTACTTTAAATCTACTAACTCTAGAAATGCCTTTAGAAACAAAAGCACCAAACACTTCTTTAAAAGAAAAATCAACACAAAGCGAACTATAAACAAGTTAAATAATAAAATAATGACTACAAATAAGTATAAAAAGACTTTTAAAATGATGAAAGGTGGAAAAACATATACTAATCCAAATGATAAATTAAATGCTATGCGTAGAGTTAAGTATATGGATTTATTTACATTAAATCAATTTAAAGCAAGAAACAAATCCGCACCTACAACTGCTTCAAAAACTAGAGAAGATATTATTAACCGTGTTATTGCTTGTTTATATTATGGATATAGCACTAATATTGCTTGTAATTCTGGTTTAAATAAAGAATATTTTGTAAAATTTAGCACTGTTAAAGGTAAATTATTAGGTAATGACTCTAAATCATCATTTGATTATAAACCACCTAAAGATATTCCTGATTTTTTAATTTATAATACATTTGTAATTACAAAAAATTTTGGTAAAGAAAAACCAATTGGTAGTTTAAATTTAGTTACTAAATTAGACCCTAATAAACATTTAAACTATTTTTTTGATTTACAAGAATTAAAAAATAAAGTTATTGAAAGTATGAAATAAATTATACATAAACATTTTTTTATTTTAAATAGTATAATTTTAATATTTTTTATAATATAATTTTTATTTTTATAATATAATTTTTATTTTTATTTATATATTATCTAATTAATTATTAATACTATTAAAACTAATATTAATATATTATTCTAACTCGATAATTTTATTATAATTCTATACTTATAAATAATGTCAAATACGATTGATTCAAACCCTAATTTAAATTATCAAAATGATATAACCCCTTCTTTTGATTTCATTGTTAAAGATGTTGCTTTAAAAGCATTATTATTTTCAATGTTATTTTATATAATGAATTCTAACTTACTTCATAAATTATTACAATGTTTTGATAAATACCCTTTTATTGAAAAAAACTTTATACAATCTGTCTTATTTGGATTAGTATTTTACTTTATAAGTATTAATTTATAACTAAGTTTTTCCAAAACTTAACTAAAACTAAGTTTTTAGAAAAAACTTAACTAAAATATATAACAAAAATTAAAAAATAATTTGCACTATATTTGCGTGCGGGATTTTCTAAATCCTGCTTTTGGCAAAACTTAATTAATCTTCTTCGGCATTAGGTGCTAAACATAATCTTACAAATCCAAGACCAGCAATATCACAATGTAATACAATAGGGTAATCATTACGAATAAGAATACGAATATTAGATGAGAGATTAGAACATTTACTAAATTGAACTAAATGTTTTAATTTAAATACACCTTGTACGATTTCATCTGGATTATTTTGTTCAAATGACATACCATTTGAACTAGGTTTAATTTTAATTTCTTGAGAAGAGCATTCATTACAACCTTTAAAAATTAATTGATTTCCAGCACAAGTAATTTCTATTTTTTCACTAAATTGGCTAATTTCCCGGCATATTTTTTGAAAACGAGAACTTGACATAACAATAACACTTTTAAAACTAGGTGATGGCATATCACGCCTTTGAACTGGAATATCAATTAAACTTTGAAAAATAGTATTGTTAATATTTTCTTCTTTATTATAACGTTCTATACCTAATCGATTGACATTATCTTTTTCTACAAATAGTCTTAATGTATCGGAATTTTCCATATTTTTTATAATTTTAAAAAAATGTTCTAAATTAACACCTAATACAATGGGTTGCTCGCATTTATAATCTTCAAAACTAGATTTATCTAATTTCAAATGAATTAATACAGTTCTTCCAGAATCAATTGATAGTAATTTAATACCATCTTCACTACATTCTAAATTACCTTCAGTTAATAAATCTTTAAGAAGTTCAGTAAGGTATTTAATTGGAGGCGTTTTTGAAGTCCAAAGATGAAATACATATTTTGAAAAATCATTTGGTGTTGTTGAAACTAAATCACTATTAATTTCAGTAGATGTTTTATTTTCTTCAGCCATTTTTTTTTATTTATAGTAGTAAGTATAAATAATAATTAATTTTTAAATTACTTATGTATTATTTTTTTAAATTAATAAAAATGTTAGTTTTAAAATTATAAATCTTTTTTATTAGTTTTATTAAGTTTATTAGTTTATAAATTATATTTTTTAAATAGTAGTTTAATCTGCTCTAAATAAATAAATAGTCATATAAGATACAAATGTAAGTAATATGAAATTTAAGAATACTCCAAATAATGTTTCTGCTCTTATTAATCCTATAAACGCAATTATTAGAAGAAATACAATACTAAGTAAAACATTAATACCATTCATTTTTAGTTTTATTCTTTATTAGTTTTTTTTTTGTTTAGTTTTTAATAAGTTTAAAGTATTATTAATTTATAAAAAGATAATAAATATGATAATTAAAATATATAAAAAATATATAAAATACAATAAAAATAAAAATACAATAAAAATAAAAATAGAATAAAAATAAATTATTATTTTAATTAAATAGTATTAATTTGTTAAATTATTATTATTACTACTATTATTACTTTTATTAAAAAATGTATTTTGCGAATGATAATTTAAGTTTTGTTTTTTTGTTTTATCTTTATCAATATTTTGCACGTGAGATTTATAAATAATTTTATCATTTGCTAAACAATAGGTCTTTGGTATATTTAATTCATCAATATTTATTTCTTCTTTAAACCATAGTTTAATAATACTTGAATTTTTTTTAGGACTTATACTAACACCATTTATCAAATGATTTAAATTTCCAAATTCTTTCATTATAAAATGTCCAACACAATCAATCCAAGATTTATATGAGTTTTTTCTATCTACTTTCCAACTAATACAACCACCTTTAATATTAGTAGAACATTCCCATATAGGTTTAACGGATTTTCTCATTATAAAAAACATACCATTTTCAATCATATCTTTTCTAATAAATTTATCTAATACCCAAAATTCTTCAATGGTAGAAAATTCTAATAACTCTATATAACTTTCTAAACTCCAATCTAGATTATCAGGATTATGATACCAAAATGTATAAATTTCATTTAAATCAATACAATTTTGTTTTAAAGTATCATCCATTTTTATTATTAATAATTAAATAAATTATTTAATAATAAAATAATAAAATAATAAAATAATAAAATGAATTAAATAATTAATTTAATTATTAATAATATATTTAACTATTTAATTATATGTATAATAAACTTATATTTTTTTAAATTAATAAAATAGTATTATTTATTTAATTAATAAAAATAGTATTAATTATTTATTAAATAAAATATTATTAAATATTAATTATATAAAAAATAATTAATTTATTTTAAAAATGGAATTATTCTTACCTCTTATTATACTTATTATTCTCGGTTGTATTTATGCTGGTTCATTAAATACTGCTTCTAGTCGTTTAAATGTTGTTCTTTGTATGTTAGTATTTATTATTGCTATCTGCTATATTCAATTAAACAATGATGCTTTTACTAATAGTAAAGGGTATGCTCCCATTAACTATGTTTTAAGAAATAACAATAAAACGTGTGATGGATTAAATTATAAAGGCATTAATCAACAAATTAGTTCTACTGGTTCATATGATGGTGTAAAACTTGAATCTAATATGGTTACTCATCCTCTTATTAATCCTGTTACTATTTTTAATCCCGTTGGAGATGGTATTAAATTAACTCAACCTTTAGGTCATAAACGTTTTCCTACAGTTGATGGTCAAAAAGATAGTGCGAAACACTTATTTACATTTGCTTATAATAACGTATCTCCTGACTGCTGTGGTCACTCTAATGTTTCAAGTGATATGGGTTGTGTTTGCTACAGTCCTGAACAATTAAAAATGATTCAAGGTAGAGGTGGAAATATTAAAGAAGGTTCTAGAGCATACCCTTTTATTTAAAATAATTATTAAAATGTATTACCTTATTATGTTTATTTATATTTTATAGTTTTTATAGTTTAATTTGATTTTATAGTTTTTTATTTTTTTATAGTTTAATTTGATTTTATATTTTTTTATTTTTTATAGTTTAATAAATTTAAAAATTGATTTGTATATTATTATTATTATTATTATTATTTATTAACTATTTATAAAAGTATTAACTTATTTATAATAATTAAAATGAATACACTAAATTTAATTATAAGTTCGCTCTCTAACTTTTTTACTAGAATGGTAAATGGTATATATCCAGAACAATATATGGATTCTTATAATAAAGAAAAAAGAGAAGAATTAAATATACTAGATGAAGAAAGAAAAATAAATGTTATTATCGATAATCAATTATTAAAATTAAAAGAAGAAAAATTAATTACAGTTAAAAACAATTTAAAACTTCATATTAAAATAATTAATAATATAAATACAAAAAAAAATGAACCTAATTTCACAATAATAACTAGAATATATTATATTTTATATAATTTAATTAAAGACGAAACATTTTTTGATAGTAATAAAGAACTCTATGAAACTAATACAAAATTATATAAACTAGAACATTATATAAATGGATTAACATATACATCTCCTTTTGATAATGAAGAAATTATTCTAGATAGACTAATACAATTATGTGATTATTTATCTCTTTATTTTCCAAATAATAGTATTTTGAAAGAGTATGTAGAAGAAGATATTTCACATATACCATTATCAAGTATAATAAAAAAAATAATAAATTTATAAATTATAATTTACAAATTATAAATAAAAATTATAAACTTATTTTTTTAAATTTTAATTAGTTTTTAAATTTTAATTATTTTTTGATGAACACATATTGGATTATTATCTTGTAACTGTTGTCTTCCATTTTTTTTAAAATCATATACGCAATAATGACTTTCTGGTAATCTATGATTAATACAAAATCTTTTTTCACATCTACAAGATAAATCAGTTAATTTTAATTTTTTATTACATTCAATATGATTACATTTATTTAGTTTTTCCATTTTAATAGTTTAAAGTTTTATTTAGTATAAATGCTTATTTAGTATTTTTATAAATCAATTTTTTATAATTTTTTTATAAATTTATATATTATTATCTATATATTTATTATCTATTTGGATTATATTATTATCTTTTAGTTTTAATGTTCCCATAATAATATCTACATTCATTTTTGCTAGTATTTTTTCTATTCTTTTTTTTATATATCTTACACCTCCATAATTATTATTATAATTTATATTTATATTTATTTTATTTTTATTTATATTTGTTTTATTTCTATTTTTCTTTTTCTCAATAAGTTTATTAATAATTTTATGTTGTGGATTTTTTATATTATTTTGATTAGTGTGTTTTTGATTAGTGTGTTTTTGATTAAATTGCTTTTGATTAGACTGCTTTTTATTAGAGTGCTTTTGATTATTATAAACTGGTATATTATATATAGAACGATATATATTAGGTTTTACTATAATTTTATCTAATTGTTCCTCTAATAATTGTATTTTTTTATCTGTTCCTTCTCCAAAGACATTTTTAACTACACTAGGTAATAAAAAATGTTGTGCTATATATTTCTTTTCAGTTTTTGTATAAGAATTAAATTTTATCATTTCCATTCTATCAAGTAATATTGGAGATATTTTTTCTTTATCATTAAAAGAAAAAATAAATGTTGCTCTAGATAAATCTAGTGAAATACCATCCATATAATCATCATTAAAATGACTATTTTGACTATAATCTGTTAAATGAACTAATAAATTAATTATTTCTTGACCTTTATCAGTATTACTTACTTTATCCAATTCATCAAAATAAAATATAGGGTTCATACATTGTGATTGTTTTAATGATTGAATTATTTTACCGCACGCACTACCTTCATAAACATAATTACTCCCTGCTAAAAATGCTCTATCTTGGGCTCCTCCAAGAGATATAAAAATAAATGGTAATCCAAAAATAATAGATAAACCATCTTTAATTAATGTTGTTTTACCTGTTCCTGCTTCACCGTGTATAGCAAATACAGAACCTAATGTTTTTGGATTACTTATCATTTTAGCAAGTATTTCAATGATATGTTCTTTTGTTTTGTTTTGTCCGTAAATAATAGTATCCATATACTCTTTAGATTCTTTCAAATAAGTTGCTGAATTTTTTATTTTTTCATTATCTAAATAATGAGGTGTTTTATAAATATTAAATGGTATCTCTAATAATGTATCTATCCATTGCTTTAATTTAAAGTATTCATTATTATCTGGTGACATCTGTTCTAATAATTGTAATTTATTTAATGCTATTTTTTTATAATATACATCTAATGATGAATTCATTATTTTAAATAAATGAGGTGTTTTAATTAGTTTTAAATCTAATAATTCTGTAAATGATATAACTAACTTAGTTTGTTGTTCTATATCATAATCTAAAAAAAAATCAATATGATATTTAATAGTATCTAAGTTTAATTTAGGTTGATAATGTATTAAATTTTGATAAAAATCATAAGTTTGTTTTTTTATTAACGTTTGTGTTCTTTCATCTATATTATTTTTATTATTTTTTATATCATTATTATCTTTATTATCTTTATTATCTTTATTATCTTTATTATCTTTATTATTTTTAATATTTTTAATATTTTTATTATTTTTAAGTTTAATATGATTATCAATATATTTTTTTATATCTTTATAAGTAGTTTCATAGTCATCATAGTCATCATAATCATTATTTTTATCATTTTCTTCATCTTCATTATAATCAGTATCATCACTATCAGTTTCTATTAACTCATCAACGCTATTATATTTATTAAACTTAACATATTTATTACTTTCTCTAGTATTATATGGTTTAATATATTTTTTATCTCTAGAGACATTAGATTTTATAGTTTCATCTAAATTAGTTTTTAATTCTTTTTCAGATTTCATTTTTATATTTAATTTATGTAATAGTATTTAATATTATTTAATTTTATACTTATTAAATAAACATAAATAATATTAAAGTAATATTATTAAAGTAATATTAATAAATAAATCATATTTAATAGTAAATAGTAAATATAAAATATTAAATATAAAAATAAACTATATATTATAATATATTTTCTAAATATAAAAATTGAATTAATTAATCTTGTTAAATATTAATATTATTAAAATATTAATATTATTAAAAATATTAATTATAGTTAGAAGAAACATAATAAAATATAAAAAATGTCTAATTTAATTGATACAAATGAGAATAATATAGATATAGGATTTGTAAATGGAATACAATTTGGTATATATAGTCCTGAAGTTATACGTGCGAAATCAGTTGTTCATATAACTTGTGATACTTTATATGATAGTAATGGAGTTCCTAAAATTAATGGTTTATTTGACTTACGTATGGGACCTATTGAACCTAATGTTGATTGTAAATCTTGCGAACAAACTTATATAAAATGTCCTGGTCATTTTGGTCATATAGAATTACCTAAACCTATTTTTAATTTACAATTTGAAACTGATATTATTAAAATTTTAAAATGTATATGTATTAAATGTAGTCGTCTTTTAGTAAATAAAAATGATAAGAAAATTAAAGAAATAATAAATAGCACTAAAAATAATAATAAAGAACGTTTTGAAAAAATATTTAAACTTCTTCAAAAATCACATCGTATTTGTGGAGCACTAGAAAAAAAAAATGAAACACTTTATGATAATGGAGGATGTGGAGCAATCCAACCTTCTAAATATGATACTAAAAATTTAAGAACAACGTTTAAAATTACTGCTGAATGGAAAGATGATAATGATGATACGCCTGTAAATATTATACAAAAATTTAATGCTGAAATTATTCTTGCTATTTTTAAACGTATTTCTGAAGATGATGCTTTAGTTATGGGATTTAGTCCTAAATGGTGTATGCCTAGTTGGCTTATTATGACCATTTTACCTGTAGTTCCACCCTGTGTGCGACCTAGTGTAAGGCAATATAATAGCCAGCGTAGTGAAGATGATTTAACTAATAAATATTATGAAATTATTAAATGGACTAGAATGTTAAAAGAAAAACTTAAAAATACAACAATTTCACAAGATGACATTGACCTTTTAAATAATATGGTTCAATATAACGTCATTACTTTATTTAATAATGAAATTAAAGGTATTGCACCATCTACAACCCGTGGTGGTCGTCCAATGAAAACATTAAAACAACGCCTTTCTAGTAAAGAAGGTCGTATTAGAAATAATTTAATGGGAAAACGTGTTGATTTTAGTGCTCGTAGTGTTATATCAGCAGATGCTAATTTAGCCATTGAAGAATTAGGTGTTCCAAAGAAAATTGCTATGAATTTAACTTTTCCAGAAGTTGTAAATAAAAATAATATTACACGACTTTATCAATATGTTAAAAATGGACATAAAGTTTATCCTGGAGCAAAAAGTATTAAAAGAATTAAAGATGGAACTCAATATAATATTATGGATAAAAATATATATGAATTACATTATGGTGATACTGTTAATCGTCATTTAATTAATGGTGATTGGGTATTATTTAATCGACAACCTTCATTACATAAAATGAGTATGATGGGTCATCGCGTTAGAGTAATGGAAGGTAATACATTTAGATTAAATGTTGATGTGTGTAAGCCTTATAATGCTGATTTTGATGGTGATGAAATGAATATGCACGTTCCACAAAGTATTCAAACTGCTGTAGAATTAGAATATTTAGCGGCAGTTTCTAAAAATATTATTAGTCCTAGTTCAAGTGAGCCTATTATTGCTCCAGCACAAGATAATTTATTAGGTCTTTTTAAACTTACAGATGATGATGTCTATTTTTCTCATCAAGAAATTATGAATTTATTAGTTAGTATTGAAAAATTCAATGGTCATTTACCTGAACCCGACTATATTAATGGTTCTATTGTTAAATGGACAGGAAAACAATTGTATTCTTTAATTTTACCACCAATTACTTATAATAAAAATTTATCTGAAAAAAAATTAAAAAATATTATTATTGATAATGGTATTTTAAAAGAAGGTCAAATTGAAAAAGGTGCGTCATCTGCTATATTACATCATATTGTTAATGATTATGGAGCAAAAGAAGCAACTCGTTATTTAAATGATTTACAAAAACTAATTTCACGTTATTTAATTAGAAGTGGGTTTAGTGTTGGTATTAGTGATTTAATTGTTCATAAAGATATTAAAAAACGCAATGAAGATTATATTATTGATGCTAAAAAACAGGCTGTTGAATTAACAAAAAAAACACATTTAAATATTCTTAATGAAATTTCTAATAATTTAGACGAACTCTATGATATTAAAATAGCAACTATTAACAAAAATACAGTAGATACGATTGAAAAACAAATTGTTGAAAAAATGCCTTTATCAAATCGTATTAATTATATTGTTACTAGTGGTTCTAAAGGTAAAGCATCTAACATACAACAAATGATGTGTCTTTTAGGACAACAAGCCATAGACCAAAAACGTGTCCCTCTTGGTTTTAGTAATCGCACTTTACCTCATTACCCACGTTTTGAAAATGGTATTGAAAGTCGTGGTTTTATTAGTAGTAATTTTATGAATGGATTAAATCCACAAGAATACTTTTTCCACGCTATGGCAGGCAGAGAAGGTGTTATTGATACTGCTGTTAAAACTGCTAACTCTGGTTATTTACAAAGAAAATTAATTAAATCTATGGAAGATTTAAAAGTTGCACACGATTATACAGTAAGAACAAGTAATAACGAAATTGTTCAATTCTGTTATGGTTATGATGGTTTTAATAGTATTAGTTTAGAAAAACAAAAAACAAACTTTACTAAAATTTCAATTGAAAAATTAAATAATGATTACTATATTGATGTAAATGATAAATTTGCTTTTGTATTGAAATCAGAACTTACAAAGATGAAAAAAATAGAACATTGGAAACAAACTATTTCTCATTATAATAAACATATTGAAGACATTATAACGGAATATCATAAGATATTTACTAACTTTAATAAGATAGAAGACAAATTACACTATCCTATTAATTTTGAAAGATTAATATTAAATACAACACAGTTATTTAAACTTAATGATACATCTAATAAAAGTGATTTACACCCTATTGAAATTATTAACGAATTAAAAGATATTATTAAATTTTGCCAACTTAACGGACAAACTAATTTAATTAGTGAATTATTAATTTGGGATTATTTATCACCTAAGAAACTTATTCGTGACCATAAAATTAATAAAATTGCGTTTAAACATATTATTACATCTATTAAATCTATTTATACAAATGCTTTAATTGAAGGTGGTGAAATGATTGGTCCAATTGCTGCTCAAAGTATTGGAGAGCAATCTACACAAATGACTTTAAATACATTTCACCACGCTGGTATTGGTTCTAAATCTTCTGTCACACAAGGTGTGCCACGTTTAGAAGAAATTTTAAGTAATACTAAAACATTAAAACATAATTCATATGAAATATATTTAACTGAAACTAATCGTTTTGTACGTGAAAATGCTGACAAAATAAAGAATAATATTAATATGATTACTATTGGTGATGTATTAGACTCTAGTTCTATTTATTTAGAACCAACAAATAATTATGATAATGTTTTACCCGAAGACCGTGAAATTATGGAGATTTATAAGTTATTTAATGAAATGACTAAAGATACTGACGCACCTAATACAAATCCTTGGTTAATTAGATTAGAATTTAATAGAAAAAAATTTATTGATCATAAAATAACAATGGAAGATATACAAATTGTATTAAAAGAAAATTATCCCAATGTTTCTCTTATGTTTATGGATGATAATGCTTCTAAACTTATATTTAGAATTAGAATTAACTTTGAAACACATAAAGCAGATGATGATATACTTTTTATAGAAGAAAAAATAAAAGAAATTACTGAAATTAATATTAAAGGTATTGATGGTATTACATTTGTTGAAATACCTCCTGATGAAAATTTATTACCAATTATTGTAAATAAAAATGGTTCATTTGTGGAGGAAAAAGAATTTACAATTACTGCTGATGGTTCTAAACATTTAAATCCAACTATATTATTTGATATTTTAATGATGCCTGGAGTAGATGTTAATAGAACCTATAGTATTGACCCTAATGAAATGTATTCTATTTACGGTATTGAATCTGCACGTTTTCAAATACAATATCAATTATTGAAAGTATTAAGTTCTAATGGTATTCATATTAGTCCGCGTCATGTTGATTTACTTTGTGATAAAATGTGTCAAAATAGTGATATAATGGCAATTAGTCGTTTTGGTATTAAGAAAGAAAATATTGGTCCATTGGCTAAAGCAAGTTTTGAAGAATCAACAGACCAATTGCTAGAGGCTAGTCTTTTTGGCTCTTTTGATAATATTAAAGGTGTATCAAGTAATATTATGGTCGGTCAAATACCAAATTGTGGAACAGGTGATAGTATTGTTTTATTAGATGAAGATTTATTAAACACATATGATGAACCTGACACTATGGATACAATTGATGAAGAACAAGAAAATGAAGACCTTGATAGTTATTTTAAAACAACAGAATATTGTAATGATATTAATGTTAAAATGTCATTGAATGATGTTACTACATTTACGGAAGATTATGATTATTATCCTGATGTTAGTGTTGAATAAATAATCATTTATACTTAATTTATTATTATTGTATTATTTTATTCTTATTTTATAAAACTATTTATTTTTTATTATTTTATAAATCTATTTATTTTTTATTCTTTTATTATTATTTTTTATTAATATTAATATAAACATAATCTATCTAGATACTTTATTTAACAATTTCAATACTTTATTTTATATAGTTATATAATAAAATATATTATTTATTTATAAAATGATTATTATAGACAATAGAGAACATAAACTAATAGAATTAATTAAAACTACATCTTCTTTTACTATACCTTATGAAATTAAAAAATTAGATATTGGAGATATTATAATTTCATCATCTAAACATCCCGATAAATCATTAATTATTGAAAGGAAATGTATGACTGATATGATTTCTAGTATAAAAGATGGTCGTTATAAAGAACAAAAAATTAGATTACAAGCCGAAGGGTCTAATTCAAATACTATTATTTGCTATTTATTAGAAGGTTTAGTTAATGATTTAAGAAAACCTAATGATAAAACCCTTTTATACGGAAGCATTATTAGTTCTATATTTAGAGATACTATACCTATTATTAGAACAACATCATTACAAGAAACATTAGATATTTTAATAAGATTATATGAAAGAATGAATAAAAATATAAATGATTTCTTTATTTTAAAAAATACTAATTTACAACAAGATATAGAAATTAATGATACTCCAGAGAGAATTATAATAAATACTAGTAATTCTATTGTAAATACTAGTAATTCTATTGTAAATACTAGTAATTCTATTAGTTTTATTCTGGATACACCTAATAATCTAAATAATAATTTAAATAATAAAAATAATAATAATGAAACTAATAATAATGAAACTAATAATAATGAAACTAATAAAACTATTAATAATGAAAATACTGAAAATAATAATTTATATTTACATTCTATTAAAAAATGTAAAAAAGATAATATGACACCTAAACTATGGAACCAACTTATACTTACAAATATACCTGGAGTTAGCACATCTATTGCTATTAAAATAAATGAAGTATATCCTACACTTACATCATTACTCAATGCTTATACTAATTGTGAAACAGACAATGATAGAATTAAATTATTATCTACTATTCTTCTTACACATACAGAAAAACAAAAACGACATATAGGAAAAGTTATTAGTAAAAGAATATATGAATATTTATATCTAGATAACTAAATAAAATAATAATTAATAATTAATAATAATTAAAAATAATATAAAAATTGATTTATAAAGAATAATAATATAAAAATAAAAAATATCTATTTTAAGTTTTAAATCTCTAGATAAACTTATTTAAAAACTATTTAAAATGAATGACGATTTTAAATCTCTAGATAAACTTATTGAAAATTATAAAAGTAATGAAACTAATGAAACTAATGAAACTAATGAAACTAATGAAACTAATGAAACTAATGAAACTAATGAAATCATTAAAGAATTAGAAAGAATAAAAATGAGTTGGACAAAACATAAATTATATATTGATAATGAAGTAGAATGGGATGATTTAGATGAAGCAGAAACTAAGTTTAATACATTAAGAGAAAAAGATAAAATTTATATTGAAGATTTAATATCTAAAAATACTAATGATAGTAGTAAGAAAGAAGATTGGGAAGAAGATTGGGAAGAAGATTGGGAAGAAGATTGGGAAGAAGATTGGGAAGAAGATTGGGAAGAAGAATTTGCAGACACACCGAAAGAAAAATATGGAGACACATTGAAAGAAGAATTAGGAAAAAAGTCTAAAATAGATAATACTAGTTTTAGTATAGAAAAAGATACTACAAAAATAAAACTAATTAGACCTAAAAAAATATTTGGTGATTTACCTGGTGTAAAAAAAAGAGGTAAAGTTCAAACTTCTCAAGAAATTGGAGCAACATGTTGTATAAAAGAAGAAGATCAGAAAACAGAAAGTTATGATTTAAATATTATTGTTGATGATATTATTAAAGTAATTAGAGAAATACACCAAAATCCTGATTTCATCAAATGGATACAAGAACATTTTACTGGAAATGGTAAAATAAAACAAACACTTAGTTCTTTAAAGCCATTAATGAAAACACCATCGTGTAGTATATCAAATAAATCACGTATTGAAACAATTTCATCTTATAAACAAGGTTATAAACAATATAATATAATTAATCTTATAATTAAAGGTAAAACTACGTTTAGTATCAATTTGATTGAAGAACTTTATACTCAAATAGTCTATATTCTTCATAAGAATTTACATACGTATGATGTTGATAAACTCGTCGCAATCTTTGATTTGCTAGTTAAAAATAAAGGCAGTAATTTACTTGCCTATATTTCTAGCAAAACATTAGATAGTGATAAGTATTGTATAAAATTGTAGTTCTTTTATTCTTTGTTTGTTAAAACGTATCATTTTTATATTTTTCATATATAATCAGTTTATCAAGAATATACTGACAATCTTTCATATTTTTTTCTTCACATAAAATATAATTATTTAAAATAGATAAGTATTCTAGAATATCTTTTTTTACTACACTATCTAATTTTAATAATGATACAAATTTAGATGTTATTAAGTGTTTTATTTCTTGTTTTAATTCATTTGTATATCCTTTTGATAAATCTAATTTTATATTTTCAAACAATAATAATAATTGTATAAAAATATAACATAATCCAGTAATATCGTGTTTTTGTTCTAGAGATAAATAGTTATTATTAGGAGAGATTTGATTTAATAGTGATGGTGTAATTAAAGATGTTGGTGTTAAATGTGATGGTGGTGTTGTTGATTTACATTTATTTATAGTTGTAAGCATTGAATTTATATAACTATTTTCATTATTAATACCGCAACCTAAACCAAAATCTGTAAATTTTACTTTTATATCATCTACTTTTTTATGAGTAGATACTAAAATAGAATTTTCATTTATATTTTGATGTGCAATATTATTTTGATGGATTTTAGACATTGCATATAGTATTACTTTTATAATATGAAATAACATAGTATAGTAATTTTTAGGTGTCATTTTATGAAAATATTTTTTTAAATGACTTAAACTATACCCATCAAATATTGGAAATACTGTAAATACTTGATTATCTACAATGCGATGTTCTACACAAGGATTAATATAATTTTTTGTTATTTTATTAGATGATAAAAACTTTAATAAATTTAATTCAAAATTTAATTGTTCTAATTGATTTGGATTTTGAGATGGTTCTAGAGTTATTTTTTTACATATATATTTATTATTATTTGCGTCATATGCCATATATAAACTCCCTTGTATTCCTTCACCTAAATATTTTTTTAAAGTATATTCATTTTTTTTATATTGGTTATTATTATTATTTTGATTATATTTGTTTTTATTTTTATGTTTATAATTATTTGGTTGTTCTAGAGTATTATTAGAATTATTATTAAAAATAGTATTAATTAAAACAACATTTCTATTATAATCATTATACTGATTAAGATTAGTATTTATAGAATTTATATTAAGTTGCTGAGCATTATGATACATTTTATTATATTTATTCTTTAATATGAATTATACTATTAATTACTAAGAGAATTAAAATAGTTAAAATTAAAAAAGTTAAAAAAGAAAAATAGTTAAAATTAAAATAATTATATTAAAATAGTATTAAATTATTTTTTGTTTAAACATAGGGTTTACTAAATGGTTCTTCTTCATATTTAAAATTAGGCATCATACTTCCAACATTACTTAAAGATACGTCTGTTTCAGTATCGGCTACTTCACCTTGAGGATTTAATTCAAGAACATTAAGAGGTAATCCTCTATCTACAAGTCCTGTTAATTTAAGAGGATTTGGACTAGAAGATACACATACAGGTGGTCTATATTGAGGAACACTCCAATTTTCAGGAGGAACATAGGTATAACCAGGAACAAATGTTTTAGCATCATTATAGTTTTGAACTCTTAAAGCCTCATCTGTATTACTACTAAATGTATTATATTGGTCGCATTTATTATTATCTTTATATTTTTCATAAAAATTAGCATTGAATTCTGCACCTTTAAAAGCATCATTCCATTTGCTATTATCCGTATTTCCAAATCCATTATTATTTTTACCAATTAGTATTTTAGGACTAAATACACTTTTGATTTCATCGCCATTTTTTAATTGTTTTGTAGTTGGTGTTGGTTTAGTAGTTGTTGTTGAAGTTGTGGTTGATGTTGGTGGTGTAGTTGGTGATGCGTCATTATTATCACCAAATAATTCTTTATTATTAATACCAACACCAAATAAACTATCAACTTTATTTACAGCAGTTTTATCAACAATACTATTTTGTTTTAATTCATGAATATCTTGTTTTAATTTATTAATGTTTTTTTGTTCATTTTCAATATCAAAATACTCTTCAGACTCTTCTGAATTTAAAATAACATCAAATTTATCTTTAGTATTGTTTTTAATTGCCTTTTTAGATGAGTTATTAGTTGAGTTTTTATTTAAATGTTTATTATTTTTATTTCCTTTAAATGATTTTTTTCCTTTTTCATTTGAAACAAAATTTTCATAAGTATTCGTTTTATTTAATTTATTATCAATCACAATATAATTATAAGAGGCTCTAACAATAGCAATAAAAGCAATTGCGAATAAACATATTTCTGGTAAAGTTAATTTATTGTTATATTCATTATAAAAAATACATAATGCTATAACAATTAATATTAGTGATAGTAAATTTAATTGATACATTGAACTTTAATATTAGGATTATAAGTAAAATAAAGATTTATAAGTAAAGTAAAGATTTATAAGTAAAGTAAAGATTTATAAATAGTTTAAATTATTTACTTCTAATTATATACTATTTATATATTTTTTATAATTTTTTATATATTTAATATAATAAAATATATTATTTATTAAACTAATTATTAAACTATTAATAATTTTAATATTTAATAAAAATTTTATTAGTAAAAATAATGTATTAGTATAAAATAATTTTATTAGTATAATATAAACTATTAAAAAATAATTGGTAATAAAAACAATTGGTAATAAAAATAATTATTAATAAAAATAAAATGTTAAATACTGCTGGAATTATATTAATTATAATAGTATTAATTGCTCTTATTTGTTTTTTAAGAAGCAAATCATTAGATAGTTTTATAATCTTTGTAGATGATGTTGTTATACCTTCTAGTTGTTATAATTATTTAGTTACAAATGGAAAACAATTTTTTCTTTTAAATAGTAAAAAAATGATTGATGGAACTACTAATCCATTAACATTTAATACTAAAGATGAAGCATTAACTTATTTAAAAAATTCATCTTGTCCTGAAACTATTCCTTTCGTTGATTTAGTTACGAAAAAAAAGAATGATGACCCTACTGTATCTTATGAAAGACAATGTAATAAAAAAGTAGCACCTAATTTATTTGATATAGATGTCTGTGGTAAATATGGAGTTGATAATGATAGTTTAAGAAATAAATACTTAAATAAATTAAATAAAATAGAAAATGATAAAAATACATTTGCTGATTACAATGTTGAAACGTGTATGATGGATAAAGTAATGAATGAAAATAATGAATTAGATGATACACATTTTAAAACTTATTTCGCTAATTATTTTAATAATCTAAACTCTAATATTGATGAAAAATTCTTATATATATCAAATTAAATTAATATTTGTTTTTATTTTTTTATAACTTTATTTTTTTATAACTTTATTTTTTTATAATTTTATTTTTTTGTTTATTTTTTATAAATTTACTTTATTTTTACATTAAAAGCATCATTATAAGTTAATCCTTGTAAAATACTACCTAGACATATTCCTATAAGTAAAGCAAATAGAGATGTATATTTATACACAAACACAATTGGTATTAATATTAAAAATAATAATGTAAATATCATCCAATGATGTAAATGATATTTATTATTCATACATTTGATTATTATTGAATGAAATAATAATGGTTTTTTATTTTCACCATTATCCATTATTAAAAAAAATATTAATCCTATTAAAAATCCATAAACTACATATAAATTCATAATTATAAGTATTTCTATTTATTTTTAGTTATTTACTATATACTATATACTATAAATATAATTTTTTTATATTTATCTATTTATCTATTTACACTCTAAAAGGAAATAATTTATCTCTATCCATTTTACATATTTTACCTTGTCCTAATACTTTATATGTATAATAATTAATAATTAAATAGACAAACCCAAAGAAGAAAGCAAAAATGGCACTTAATATTCTTTGAGATAATTCTTGATCGACATTACAATTAAGAGATACAGATAAACCTAGGAAATTTAAACATAATATTCCTACTAAAAAAATATATTTTAATACTAAAAATATATAGTCTGTTAATTGGTCTTGATAAGTGACAGATTCTTTATTTTGTGCTGATGGTGATACACTTAACATATCAATAATCTCTTCAATTGTTGTTGCACCTACTTTTTTTTCTTCGTTATTATTTTCATCTTCAAATTTTTCTTGGGTTTTATTATTGTATTTATTACTTATTTTACTATTTAATTTGCTATAGAGTTTTTGTTTATTAGACTTACTTTTATTATTATTTTTTAATTTCATTCTGGATACTATTTAATTTATACTTTATAGTTTAATTATATAAAATAATATTATATATTTATTTATTATTTATAATTTAATTATATATTATATTATAAAAATAAATCTTCACAAAATAGTTTTATAATATAATATATAATTAAATTATAAAAAATAAAAAGTATAAATAAAAAAGATGTATCCAGAATAAACTATTTAATATTATAATAAAAATAGAAGACAATATAATAAAAATAGAAGACAATATAATAAAAAAAGAAGGAAAAAAGAAGACAATAGAATAAAAATAATTTAATTTGCGTATTTAAGACCACCAATACCTCCCATTATAGACAATATATCATAATTAACTGCGAATATGAATACATTATAATTATAAGTTGAACTAGGTGTAGTATAACCAGTTGACTTTAATTCAGTTAATATTAAATCTAATTTTTTATTATCTAATGAAGACATATTAATAGCACCTGTTGGTTGAATATCTGAATTATCTAAAGCAAAAGAATATGTATAAATACCTTCTTTAGGCATATTATTATTAGAATTAAAATTTTCCAGTAAATTATAAAATACAGAATCTTTACCATTAATACGAGATGTTTTAGGTGTATCATTATTACGAACATTACCTGTTGTAAGTTCATTACCTTGTATTTTAAATGTTGCTGATTTTAATAAATTAGATGTTTTATAATATTTTATAGTAGTAGCATCAATTGTTAATGCTGACCCGTGTGGATTAAAATAACCATTAGAATAAGGTGGTATTGTTTCTTGATTCCAATTTGTAAAATTAGACCATTCATTGACTTCTTCCATATCCGTGCGACGTATCATAAATACAATTTGTGAGACTGGTTTATTAATATTTTTTAAATCTACTTGTATATTATTTTGTTTATATGTTTGTTCTATTTTTTGAACTTGGGTTATTAAATAATCGTGTGATGTTATAGCAAACCGTTTTCTTTCTTCATTATCTAAAAATATATTATTAATTTCTAAACGTGGTGTAATCACTAAACTATTATCTGTTGTTGATGGTGAAAAAAAATTACCTATATAATGACTTGCTGTTGATGGTTTAATTCTATAACCTGTTGATGGGTCAACAATAGTATATAATTCACTTAATCTTCTTAATAAAAATCTTATTTTTAATTCTGACCTTTGTGTTGCTATTAATGGAAAACTAAGTGATGCATATTTATTAAACCAAAAAATAAGAGGTAAATACACTTTTCTATTTATAATAGAAGGAGCATAAGCAGTAGAAGGATAAGTTCCATTGTTTCCAGGAGCATTCGCAGGATTATACAATTCGGGAACATGACCTATCATTCTATAATAACCATCTTTTTTACCTTCTTTATAATTTAATTCACTATAAGCATGAAGCCATTCAGCATAATGTTTATCTAAATTTTGATTTGTATCTAACTGTATAGATACTTCTTTTACAATATATTCACCAATACGTTTAATCCATTGAAATTGATAGGTTGAATTAGAATAAATATCTGGTAATTCAAATGTTAAATACATATCTTTTATAGCATCACCATCACGAGGTATTGTAAATTCTACTGTTTTTTCACTATCCCAAGACAAATCATTATCCGTTGTTGGTTGAACTGTTATAAATTCAGTAGCAAAATTTGTATATTTTCTATACACTGATTTAAAATGTGTAATTTGTGGGTTAAGCGTTAAAAACGCCATACGGTCAGTATTCCCATATTCAATTTGTAATAAAGCACCAACAGTCATTTTTTATTCTATTTATTTAAATTTTATGTTTTATGATTAATTTATTTTTTATGTCTATATATTGACTATATTATTAATTATTTATATTATAATAATTATAAATTTACAAAATTAATTTTTTAATATTTTTATTGTTATATTTTTATTCTTGTATTATAAAAATTGAATTTTTTATTATAGTTTAATCAATTTAAAATTATAGTTATAAATAAATTTAGTTAATTTATAATAATTTTATTATACTTTATAAATAATTTATTTATCCTTATTATATTATATTTTGTATTAACTAACACATAATGTCTTGTAATACTACATCACAAAATTACAAACCACAATACAAAGAAGAAGAAATATATATCTCTAGAACAATAATTAAATATGATGAATATGGTAATGTAATTTCACGTGATACTTATTATGATAAAGAAATAAATTATGCTGATAGACAAAATTATTCTAAAATACAACCAATGCTTAATACACATTATAATCAACCTTATAATCAATCTTATCAATCTCAAGATATAAGTTCTACTCATACATCACCGTCATCAAGTGTTTCATCATCACCAACATCCCCAACATCACCAAATTCTGTTTCTATTGATATGAGTAATATGAGTATGTATAATTATTAAATTTAATTTGATATGATAATTTTTCATTTATTATAGTTTTTATTTATCATATTTTTTATTTTTTTATTTTTATTATTAAATAAATCTAACTTAATAATAAAACTAATTTATCATAATGAAAACAAAAATATTAAAATCTCAATCATCTAAAAAGAGTAAATCTAAAAAGAGTAAATCAAAATCTTATAAATCTATACATAATGATATAAAATTTAAAAAAATAAAAGATAAAATATCTAGAAAAGAAGTAAGAAAATATGAAATAGATAGAGTAAAACAAATTACTAAAATTATACCATTATTTACAAAATTTTATAATAAATTTACAAATGATGAATTAATCGCATTAAAATTTTATTATGTGCATGGTTCATATTGGCAAACAAAATTTCTTACAAATGAAAAAAAAACACGTGAAATAAAGTTTCCATTTCATATTTATGAAGAACAATCTTTTCGTCGTGATGTATTTGGTCCTAATTCTAAAAAATACCCAATGTTAAAATCATTTGATATTAAAGATATTCCAAATTATATTAAACATAATTACCAAGCCAGAATTAAAATACTTAATGATTTAGATAGTATTTATAATAAACCTAATTGTCCTCGTTTATCTGGTAATGAAATACTTTTTAGAGGTATGACTTTACCAAAAACATTTAAAAAATATAAAGAAGGAGATACGTTTACATTTAAAAATTTTATTTCAACATCAGTATATAAACAAGTGGGTGAAAATTTTTCTAACGGAAGCCTATTTATATTACAAGATTTAAAAAATATACCTTTTTTATATATGCCTGATGATGATATTGATAAAGATAAAGGTATTGAATATACAAAACAAATGGGTAATTTAAATCCAATGTATGATGGCACCAGTGAATATACTTTACCTCGTAATTTAGAATTTAAAATTGATAAAATTGAAGATGGATTTATGTCATCGATTTATTATAAACAAAAAATTCCTAGTTTTACTAAATTAACTAAATTATTAAAAAATAAAGGTATTTTAAATAAAAATACTAAAAATACTAAAAATACTAAAAATACTAAAAATACTAAAAATACTAAAAATACAAAAAAAAATAAAAAAAAATCTAATACTTCTAATGCTAATGTAATTAATAATACTAAAACTAATAGTAATAATAATAATAATACTAATACTAATAGTAGTAATAATAATAATAATAATAATAATAATAATAATAACAATAATAATAACAATAGTAATAATAATAAAAATAATACTATTATTGAAAAAGAAATATTTCCAAAAGTAAAAATATACTATTGTTCATTTACAAAATGGCATCCAAGAGAACCTCTTAATTATGATACTATAATGAAAGATGCTAAATATGTTTTAGATGAATATGCTTTATCTAGTTGGAATTTAAAACAAACTGACTTATTATAAAATATTGTAATAATTTTATTATTTTTATAATTTTTTTATTTATTAATGTTTTTTTATTTATTAATGTTTTTTTATTTATTAATGTTTTTTTATTTATTAATGTTTTTTTATTTATTAATGTTTTTTTATTTATTAATGTTTTTT